GATCTCGTCAACGGGGATCAGCGCGCCCTCTTACAACGACATTCTCTCCAGCCTCACCGCATCGTTTCAGAGCATCTACGGTAGCGACATCTACATTGACCCGGACTCGCAGGACGGCCAATGGCTTGCTCTGCTTGCTCAGATGGTCAACGATGGCAACCAGGCCGACGTAACCACGTTCGACGGGTACTCGCCGACGTACGCGCAAGGCGTCGCCCTGTCGAGCCAGGTGAAAATCAACGGCATCCGGCGTGATGCATCAAGCAACAGCACAGCGGTCGTGACACTCGTCGGGCAAGTGGGCACGCCGATCAGTAATGGCGTAGTGCAGGACACGAACAAAAACCTGTGGAACCTGCCGGCATCTGTGACGATTCCCGTCAGCGGAGCGATCGATGTCACGGCAACCGCACAACAGCCGGGAACTATCACGGCGATCGCCGGCGCCATCAACTCGATCTACACCCCCACGCGCGGCTGGCAGAGTGTGACCAATGCTGCGGCGGCCACACCAGGAGATCCGGTTGAGTCGGATGCGACGTTGCGTAAGCGTCAGTCGGCCTCCACCTCTCTCGCCGCGCTCACCCCGCTTCAGGCAATCAAGGCTGCAGTAGGAAACGTCTCGGGCGTCGGTCGGTATGAGGTTTATGAGAATCAAGGCGTCACGACTGATTCGAACGGAATCCCTGGGCACTCGATCGCCGCGGTAGCGGAAGGCGGCGACGTAACGGCTATCGCTCAAGCGATCCAGTCCAAGAAATCGCCCGGTACCGGAACGTACGGTACAACATCTCAGACCGTCTCCGATCCGGCCGGCGTGCCGATCACGATCAATTTTTTCGAGATGACCGAAGTTGGCGTGATGACGCAGATCACGATCGTTCCTCTGACGGGTTATGTGTCGACGACGAAGACGCTGATCATCAATGCAATCGTCGCGTACCTGTCCAGTTTTGCGATCGGTCAGGACTCGTATCTCGGCAAGCTTTTCGGTCCCGCCAATCTGGCAGGCGATGCGGCGACGTCGAGTTCGGGCCTCGCTCAGGCGCAACTTGACGTCTTGAGCAACACCTACAACCTGCCGATCTCGAACATCTATCAAGGTCGTTCGGACATGCTAGTCACGGGTGGCCCTTACAGCGCTGGCGCGACGACCATCAATGTCGCGAATGTAGCCAGCCTGTCGAATGGCCGGTCGATCCTCGTAAATCAGGCGGATGGGTCTCAGCTTTCTGCAACCATCACAAACATCGCCGGCAACGCAGTCACGTTCACGCCGGCTATCGCGTCTGGAAAGACCATCAACACCGGCGCACAGGTGTATGTTAATGGCGATCTGCTCATAGCATTCAACGAGGGCGCGCAGTGTGTCGCCGCTGACGTAACGGTTCTCCCATGACGGCACAACTGACCGATTACACATCGCTGATCACGAGCGAGCATCAGTCTGCTCCGAAGTTCATGGCGATGGTTGCGCTGCTCGCTCAGTGGGCAGTAGATCGGCGGAACATGCTGGCGTCGATTCCTACTTCGTATGACCTTGATTCGGCAGTCGGCCAGCAACTCGACCGGGTTGGGGAGTGGGTCGGTATCTCGCGGAATCTGTCGCTGCCGCTGACTAGCGTTTATTTCAGTTTCGACACGACAGGACTCGGCTTCGATCAGGGGACGTGGCTCGGACCGTTCGATCCGACGACCGGCTTGGTCTCGCTACCAGATGACCAGTATCGAATACTTCTCTACGCGACGATCACAGCGAATAACTGGGATGGCACTGTTCCCGGAGCATACGACGCGTGGAATACGGTGTTCCGTCCGCTCGGGTATTCGATCCTGATCCAAGACAATCAGGACATGACGATGACCGTCGTGCTGGTTGGTCCTTCGCCCGATGCGGTCACGTTAGCCCTGTTCACTGGCGGCTATCTGAACCTCCGGCCAGCCGGCGTCGGCATCACCAACTACTACCTCCCAAGCGTACCTGGATCACCAGTATTCGGGTTCGACGTCGAAACCACATCGATTGCTGGGTTTGACGTTGGCGGCTGGGTCATCCCGGCCTGACCTCACATCCCATCGCTGACAAGCCACCTTCGGGTGGCTTTTTCTTTTTCCGGATCGTAAATGTCCAACGACTTCATCCCGTTTGCAGTCGGCGGTAGCGCCAACGTCATCACGCAATCGGCATATGCCGCCCTCACATCGATTACGCAGAACGGCTTTCAGTCGGGCATTGCGCAATCGAACCAGTTGAACAAGGTCTGGCGCCAGTCGTCGATCATGTCAGCGGTGCTGGCGCAATTCATTGTCGACCAGAGCGGACAGAATGCCGTTGACGACGGCACGACCGCGACGCTCGAGGCGAACCTGATCTCGGCTGTCCGCAATGCCGCCAAGCAAACCGTAATCCTGACTGACACGGGCGTGGCTAATGCCTACACGGCAACCAACACGCCTGCCCTCACCGTTCTTCCTGGGACTGGCTATACGCAACGCGTCAATATCGCCCATGCAAACACCGGAGCGTCGACGTATACGCCTGACGGACTGACGGCGAAGCCGATTTATGGACTCGGTCTGCAACCCCTCCAGGGTGGCGAGTTGCCGGTCGGCGTAGTCGTGCTGATGTACCTCGTGCAAGCCGGCGTCAACAGCGGTAACGGCGCGTGGATCATCATCGAATCGCTCGGCGGTGCACAGCAAATCCCCCCCGCCACGCAGAGCCAGCATGCTCTTCAACTTGGGCAGGCTACGGGGCGATGGATTTCTCGGGTAATCTATTCGACGGCCGGTACGTTCTCGGAGACGCCGCCGGCTGGCGCAACGCTCGCTCTGTATGACGTCGTTGGTGGTGGCGGTGGTGGCGGCGGTGGGCAGGGCACCACCGCCGGAAACATAGCGGCCGGCGCAGGCGGCGGCGCTGGTGGCCGCGCGATCAAGCGTTTTGCGAACCCTACTACGCAGACGGTAACGGTTGGTGCTGGGGGCGCAAATGGTGGGCCATCTACAAGCGGTGGCGCTGGCGGAACGTCAAGCGTGGGCGCAATCTGCTCCGCTACGGGAGGCGGTGGCGGCACATTGGGTTCGTCCGGCAGTGGCGGCACAGGGCCCGGCGCTTTGGGTGGAACCGGAACGGGGGGCGATATTAATGTGCGGGGACAAAATGGTTTCGGGCCGTTCGGGATCGGATCAATTCCGATTGTGAAGTCTGGAATGGGTGGCAGCGGGCCATATGGATCGGGCGGCCAAGAGCAAACGACCTATGCGACGGGCGGCAATGCTGTAGGGAATGGTGCTGGCGGCGCTGGCGGTGCATGCCCGCCTAGCAACGGAGCAGGGGCGTCTGGCGGCGCAGGCGCAGCGGGTATCGTCGTTATCGATTACTTCTCTTAAAGGACGAAACATGATCTATGCGCGCGTTCAGGACGGGATTGTCGTTGAGGTTATCCTCCCGTATGTAGACCCTGAAGGTAACCAAGTAAAGATCGCAGAAAGGTTCCACTCTTCGCTAATCGACGGCACGATTTCGTGGATGGTCGACATCACGTCGATTTCTCCACAACCGGAGCCTGGCTGGTCAGCTACAGAGGTGGGCGGCACTTGGCAATTTTCGCCGCCCACGACGCAATAACGTCATGCTGACTGGGACTGCGCTAAGTCCTTGAGCACTTCGAGATCGCGCAATAACTCGGCTGTTTGATGGTCGGCAAACGGCACCTGTTCGGTATGCGCGCAGGCGATCATGTACTTGATCGTCGCGTGCGCCTTTTCTATGGTGTCACTCAGTTTTTCTTGGCTTTGAATTTCGGCGTTAATGGATTTCATACGTTCGCTTCTTCGTGGTTGTTGTTCGATTGAACTTCGGCCTGATTCATTGAAACTATCTTTTGCCCAGATACTTCCTCGATAAAGAATCGAGGTCGCCCTTTTACTTCTGTGTACACCTTGCCCAGATAGATTCCCAAAACGCCGATACATAGGATCTGTATGCCGCCCAGGAGGAAAAGCGGCAATACTGTCGATGCCCAACCTGTCGGCATCGTGTGCAGACTGAAGCGAATCCAGATAACGGCAATCGACGCCAAGATTGAGCCGGCGAACACAAGAAAGCCCAGCATCGTAATCATCTTCAACGGGGTGGTTGAGAATGATGTGATGCCGTCGAGAGCAAGCGACAGCATCTTCGAGAGGGGGTATTTGCTCTCCCCCGCGAATCGTTCGCGTCGCTCATATGCGACTATCGATGCCTTAAATCCGATGAGCGGGATGATGCCGCGCAAATACATATTCCTTTCATCGAATTGGGCTAGCGATTCAATGGCTCGACGGCTCATTAGCCGATAATCGGCGTGGTTGTATATCGTCGTGACCCCGAACCTGTTCATGAGCTTGTAGAAAAGTTGCGCTGTGTGACGTTTGAAAAATGTGTCGCTTTCTCGCGAAGATCGAACGCCATATACGATATCCGAGCCCGATCGGTATTCGGCGACCATTTTTCGAATGACCTGGATGTCGTCCTGCAGGTCAGCATCAACTGTAACGGCGATCTCTCCAGTCGTTTTTTCGAGGCCCGCCAGTAGAGCATTCTGGTGTCCCCGGTTGCGCGAAAGTTTGACGCCGCAAACAAGTCGATCTGACATCGACCGAGCTTTGATCATGGACCACGTCGAATCGCGGCTTCCATCGTCGACGAAGTACAGCCGACTATCCGCAGAGACTTCCCGGTGCTTGATCATATCCGCCATTAGCCCCGATAACTGACGAAAGGTTTCGTTTAGAACGGCCTCTTCGTTGTAGCAAGGGACGACGATATCTAGGGACGGTTCACCCACGGCCATTTTTCCAAGCTTTTTTAGAAGCGGCGATTATGCAATGAATGCCGAAAAGTTTCAATTTATTCATACGGATAGGTGTAAATTGTTCCGGTTCAGAACGTATAATTCAGCGTCAACAGGTGTGCTCCCCGGAACCCGGCGGGCATCGGATTATTGCCGCTGATCACACCCGCCGCGTTTGAGTACGCATAGTTGTATCGAACCGTCACCGGGCCGTATCCGATAGATGCGCCGACTAGCGCGCCAAGTTGCCATGACGCATAACGGTGGAACGTCTCGACGCTGCCCGCCGGTCCTTTCCACGGCGTATCAGTCAGCGAGACGGCTGATGCATCCCACGTTGCCCGGTATAGCATCGGTCCCGCTTCGACGCCGAAGCGCCATTTGCCGCGCATCCAGTACGGTTCGACCGTGAGCGCGAACGCTTGCATGCGTCCGCTCGATGTGAAGTTGCGCAGCGGGCCGCACTGCTTCACACATTCGTGCGTCTTGTCGTTGTAATACCCGCCGTGCGCGTCGTTGAAGACGTTCGGGTCATAGTCGGGCGCGGCCATGCTCTGCATGCCGACAGGTCCGAAATTCAGGTAGAGGGCGTGAAAGGCGACACCAGGAACCCACGATCCCGGCTGATAGTCAATCGCGTTCATCTGGACGCCGACGCGCCATGCGGGCGCGGAAAGGTGCAGGTTGTGGCTCAAGCCTTGTTGCCACCATAGGCCATCAGCGGAATGCGTGTAATGCGCAATGCCTACGCCAGCCTCGAACGAAAACCAACTTTCTGCGCGTGCCGCCGTCGAAAAGGCGAGCGCTACCCCCGCGACCGCAGCCGCGATATAATTTACCCGATTCATGGTCGGTCTCTCTCAAGTCACTGCTATGGATCACCGCGCTCACGTCGGTTGCCGCCGATCGTGAGCGCACCTGCTTTTAATGCGCCCTACTAGCTGCCACGTATCTTCTCGCGTAGTCGATTTGGTCGGCATCTATCTGCGCATGATGACCATCGACCCGGCCGTTCCTCCAGCCGTGAAGGAATGAGCGGCTTTTGTCGCTTCCCGGCTCGGGTTCGTTGCGATAGCCCGACCAGTAGCCAGCCAGGCATTCGTCCTCGTCCAGGCCGGGCTCGCTGAACTTGAAGTGTGCGAACTCGCTCATGCTGCCTTCTTCGGAAGCGTGATCGCGTCGAGCACATCGGCAGACCACTTCACCTGAGTGACAGGAACGCCGCTACTGCTCTTTTTGCCGGTATCGAAGATCCGAGAGAATCTTCTTCCCGCTTCAGTGGGCTCCCATTTGTCGCTGGGCTTTACCTGAAGTCCCGCCTCGGCCAGCAACAGATTCACGTTCCGCGCAGATGTGCTGCATCTTCTGCCCAACTCTGTTGGCGTAAAATAGAGCGATTCCTGATTTGCTGCTTCGATGTGCGTGCGCCCCATCAGTTGAAGAACATTCGCGCCCGATACGGCTTGGACGGCCTGATTTGCACTGATCGCTGCTGCGTTCTTGTCGCAGCCGATCAGAACGGCGATTTCAAAGAAGGGTTGGAAAAGCCTCACAGCATCGTGAAGTTCGCCAGCCTTCGGCGTGGAGTACGATCCCGTCTTACGGATGGCGGGCAAAACCTCGCTCGTCACCCAGCGCTTAAATCTTCTCGCCGCCTCCTTGTTGCTACCAAGAACAAGTGCGTAGAGACCCGACTCGTTGATGTGGTTCTGTGTCTGACGGCCACCGGGCGTAAGGGTGTCGCGTTTCGCGACATCCTCTGCGTCAACATGCTTTGCGATCGCATCGCGGGCGTTTGAATATTCAAGCGCTGCACAGACATCGCTAGCGTTGAACCACGATTGGCCGTCATCAGCGACTTGGACCCTGATGTCCTGCGACTCGAAATTGAAAGGGATGATACGATTCGTCACGTTGTTTCCTTGGTTGGGTAGCAACACAAAGGCTCCGAGCGTTCCTGGCAGGGATTACGCGCTCGGGGCCTTTTCCTTTTCCGTGGCTTGCTTTTCCTTGATCAGTTCGATCATTTGCCCATTCATCGACCTGTTTGCCTGCTTCGCGAACTCTGCGAACCAGTCACGCAAACTAGCCGGAAGGCGGAGTTGAATCTTTGCTTCATTGCTCATGGGCGCTCCTGTCTGCCATCAAATTTGAGGCATTGGTTGAAGTATAGGGTGCCATCAAATTTGAGGCAAGCGTTTTTGCCACATTTTTGAAGGCAGGCGGTACAATGCCGCCATGGCTAAGCAAGACGACTACGTGAAAACCGCGCTGCGGTTGCCTCCAGCACTGCACACCTCCCTATCTGAGGCGGCGGCAGAGCGTGGGCATTCGCTTAACTCGGAAATGGTTCGAAGACTGGACGACAGTTTCTCGGGCAAGCTCGACGGAGACCGGCAGATCGAGGCCGACGCGCTACTCAAGGCGCTGCGCGACACGATTGCAGAGCTGGGTCGAAACGCATATGAGCGAGAAGAAGCGCTGAAGGACATCGGCGGCGACCTGAAGGCATGCACTGATGTGCTGCCATACGCCGACGAAGAAATGATTCATCGAGCTTTGAAGATGATGGGCGATGCCGGAGTTTCGCTCCAGGCCGAGGACACATCAGACGCGAAGGCTCGTCTGAGAACCCTCTATTACCTCGTCACCGAGACCGTCTTGCGAAAAAAAGCGCAGGAGTAAAGGGTCTAAGTTCAACTTACCCCCTATCGAAGCCGCCCTTGAGGCGGCTTTTTCATTTCTGCCGCGTCTCGTAATCGGCAATCAGGCCGCCAACCGAATCGACCAGCGGTGCCACAAGATTATTTTCGTCGGCACCGCCAGCATCGAGTAGCCAGTTCAGCACGGTGGTCGCCTGCGCGTACTCGGTATCATTGGTGATCTGCGTGAGTGACGCGACCGAATCCAGTTCTGCTGGTGCGCCTTGGCGCGTTGCGGCCAGGTGGGCGATCCCCTCTTTCAATTCTTCAAACAGATTGCGGCGCTTCGTCATGGTTGCTCCTTTCTGATTACCTCACTAGACCGGATATTACCGGCAACACGACCAACCTTCTGCCCGCACCCGCGGGCTTTTTTGTTTTCGGGGCATTCATGGATTTCCTCTCCGCAGGCATTGGCGGCTCTGTCGCTACTGGTTTCTTCGCTGTCTTCGGATGGGTTTTGAAGCGCTCGATAGCGCAACTGGACGAAAAGATGCGATCGCATGACGAAACGTTGAAGGCACAGAGCAAGGAGATTGCCGAGTACAAGCTTCACGTCGCTGAGACCTACGCCCCGAATGCGGCGATGGAAAAGGCAATGGATCGTTTCAGCGCATCCATCGATGCCGTCTTCAAGAAGTTGGAATCGATGGATGAGAAGTTCGATCGTCGCCTTGACGCGAAGGCTGACAAGTAAGCAACCGGAGTAACCCATGCAAGTCTCTCCAGCCGGTATCGCCCTTACGAAGAGTATGGAGGGATGCGTATTGAAGGCTTATCCCGACCCGGGAACTGGCGGTGCGCCGTGGACGTGCGGATGGGGAAGCACTGGGCCCGACATCAAGCCCGGAACGGTGTGGACGCAAGCACAGGCCGATTCGCGTCTAAACGCCGATCTTGCGCGCGCCGGACTCGTCGTCAACTCGCTCGTCCACATCTATCTGACGCAATCGCAGTTGGATGCTCTCGCGGACTTTGTCTACAACGTGGGCGCCGGAAACTTCCGCTCGTCGACGCTGCTTCGCAAGTTGAACGCAGGCGATACCAATGGCGCGGCTGCGGAGTTTGATCGATGGGTATACGCGAACGGAAAGCAGTTGTCCGGTCTGGTCAAGCGCCGCGCTGCTGAGAAAGCACTCTTTCTCAAGCCTGATACGCCAAGCGCTTAGCCGCAAAACAGCTAATCCCGTTTTATCCGCAAAACAACTATCGCCGACAACGCATCGGCTATCCAAACACGCCCATAGGCCGGATGGGCCATATAGACCTCACGCCACAGGAAATACATGGCCTCGAACCTCAAATACAGCAGCGCACTCCGCACGGCCCAGCAAACAGCGATTGCCACTCAAGCGGGCACATCCGCCGTCATCAACATTTATAACGGCTCGCAGCCCGCATCACCGGATACTGCCATTTCGTCGCAGACGTTGCTTGCTTCGCTGACTTGCAGCGCATCGGCATTCGGCACTGCATCGGCTGGCGTCCTCACGCTGAACGCCATTTCGAACGGCACTGGCACTGCTGGCGCCGGCGCGGGAACGAATGCGACGTGGTTTCGAATCACCACGTCTGGCGGCACTGCGCTTATCGACGGGACGGTCGGCACATCGGCGTCGGACCTGAACCTCAACAACACGAGCATTGCAACGGGCCAGACGGTATCCATCACAAGCTTCACGATTTCCAACGCCAACTGACCCAGAAGGGGTGAAGCGTGGCAAACAAAACCTTCACGCTCACGCCCGGCAGTGGCAGCACTACGATTCCCTCCGACTATGGCGGGTTCGTCAGCGCGGAGTGTTGGGGCGCTGGTGGCGGCGGCGGTGGTTGCAACATTGGCGACAACAACTACGCCCAAGGTGGTGGCGGTGGTGGTTATTCGAAAACCACGACCGATCCCGGCTGGGTTGCGAATCAGTCTGTCAACTACTTCGTCCCAGCGGGTGGCACTGGCGGTCTGGCCGGGACGACCGGAAATGGATCTGCGAACGGTGGCACGCCTGCCGCGTGCTGGATCGGTCCTTCGTCGGGCAGTGCGGTGTGCCTGGCCAATTCGGGTACGGGCGGTTGGGCGGGCGGCAATGCCAACGCCGCTTCCGTAGCGACGCCCGGAGCTACCACTACGGGTGCGGTTGGGTCCACGAAGTTTGCCGGTGGAGCGGGCGCGGTAAGCGCCAATGCCGCTTCTGGAGGCGGGGGTAGCGCAGGACCGAGTGGTGCCGGTGGCGCGTCTTCGTCCCCTGGAAGTGGAAGCACCTCGACGGGCGGCAGCGGCAACAACGGCACTACGGCTGGCACGACGGGCGCTGGAGCATCGGCGGCAACTGGTGGCGCTGGTGCCGGGACCACGTACAACTCCAGCGGCGTCACGAATACGGCTGCAGCCGGGGGCACTCCCGGAGGTGGCGGTGCTGGTGGCAGCCCTCTAGGTGGCGGAAGTGGCTGGGGGCAAAATGGTGGACCAGCTGGCCCGGGCCAGATCATCGTCACGTATGTGGCGGCTTCATCCGGGTCGACCGGAACCGGCGCATCAACCCAGGCCGTCAACGCATCCTCTGCATCGGGTTCCGTCGCCGTCTCGGGTAGTTCGTCCAGTTCGCAGCAGAAGAACAGTTCTGCAGCATCCGGGTCCGTTGCAATTTCCGGATCCGCAGCGAGCTCGCAACAGGCGAATACATCTGCAGCGTCGGGCAGCGTTATCGCTGGCGTCTCGGGATCATCGGCAAGCGTTCAGCAGGCCAACGCTTCCGCTGCATCTGGTGGCGTGTCGGTCGCGGGTTCCGCATCGCCATCACAGGCGAAGAACACGACAGTCGTTGTCGGCTCTGTCGCAATCAGTGGCGCTGCGGCGGCGAATCAGGCGAGCAACGCGGCGTCTGGATCGGGCCTTGTGCTGGTGACTGGCTCGGGCGCTTCGACGCAGCAAGTCAACGGCAGCAGCGCGAGCGGCGCATCATCGATCGGCGGATCGGCGGCAAGCAACCAAGCGCCTAGCGTCTCGAGTGCATCTGGTGCTATCGGCAACGTATCGCAGGGTAGCGCTGCAAGCACACAGGCGGTCAATACCTCTGCGGCTTCCGGTGGCGTCACCGCTTCGGGTTCGTCGTCGGTAACGCAGGCGAAGAACGCGGCATCGTCCGCAGGCGCAGTGGGCGTCTCTGGCTCCGCGTCGCCGGTGCAATCTGCAAACGCATCGGCTGCATCTGGCTCGACTGGCGCATCGCCGATCTCAGGCACGGCAGCATCGACGCAGGCTCAAAACGTCTCGCTTGTCGTCGGTCGTGTTGGCATCAGTGGTGCGGCCAACGATGCGCAGTCACGCAATGCGTCGATCGCTTCCGGCGTCGTCCTGTCGCCAATCAGCGGTTCAGCATCTGTCACGCAACAGTCGAACGTCAGTTCTGCATCGGGCCAGACGGGCGCGGTCGTTACTGCCCCGCCCCTCACCTCTCCAATCTACGGCGAAACCCGCGCGTTCGATGTCGGGCGCGAGAGTCGCGATTTAGCGATCTACGGCGAGCGTCGCGTGTTCAGCGTGTCGCACGAAAGCCGAATAGCAACCGTCGCCGGAGAGCGGCGAATCGTCAAGGTAGCAGCCTAAGCCCCGAAAGGGGCTTTTTCTTTTGTGGAGAGCCAATGGCTTCCGCCTCCCTCATCAAAGACCCGGGCGCCACGCTCGACTTCGGATTCGATCTATCTCCAATCCCGACGCAATTGGCTACACCTTGGCTCGCGCCGGGTGAGCAAGTCGTATCGCTAGCGGTCACGGCGGATACCGGCCTCACAGTCGCGTCATCGGGAATCAGCACTAACGCATCTGGTGTGGCTGGCGCGCTCATCACCGCTTGGCTGTCTGGCGGCACCAGCGGCAACACGTATGCCGTGCATTTCACCTTTACGACCAACTCAACCCCTCCCCGCACCGACGTTCGTTCGATGCAAATTCAGGTGCAAAGCCGATGACCGACGTTACCCAAGTCCACGAAGAGAAAGAGACGCTTGTCGTCGATGTGCTGTTGCCCGGTCACGAACCCCGCACGACGACGGCTCTTTTCAAGCACAGCAAGGCAAAGCTCATCGAGCGGGAGGACGGTCGGTGCTTCATCTGCGGGCGTCAGGCCGACCAGGCTGGCCCGCTTGAGTCCCATCACCACCCCATCGAACGCAGCCTGACGAATCTCGTCGACTGGCCGCGCTTCCAGAAAGACTGCGAGGCCGGCATGTGGGGTCCGCATGCACAGAAATTCGATTGGGCCAATTTCGATCCAGAGAACGATCCATACAGGTTCGTCGATGACCAAACGGTGAACGGCATGCTGCTTTGCGCTGACCACCACCGGGGCAAAAACGAGGGCGTGCACTACACCGTGTATCCCTTTTTCATCATTCAACGGTACGCCAAGGAAGGCACGCAATTCACGCCGACCGAGGTCATCCATCACGAGGTTTAGTCATGAACGGTACGTCCATCGCAACGGGTGGCATCACGGTATCCGCTGCCACTCTCGAGCCCGCAGTTAGCTGGGCGCTCTCTGCTGTCTTCCATTCCCCGGCGCCGGAAAGCGTTTCGGTCCTTGTGACTGGCTTGCTGGGCGCTGCTGCACATGCTGTCCTGAACTACATCAACGCACGTTCCGCTGCCAAGCAATCCCCCGCCGCTTAATCCGCGCCTCACTCCCGAAGGTTCTCACCATGAAACGAATCGCCGCAGTCCTGGCGGGCGTAGCCGCGCTCGCTCTTTCCGCATGTGCTGGCGTCTCTGTCAAGCCCGTCTCAATCCCCGTCATCCCGCCTGCGCAACTCGCGTCGCAATTCTGCCCGATCGTGAAGGCAGACATCGCGGTCCTCGAAGCCTCGCCGCTTCTCTCGCAAGCGCAGAAAGACAAGCTCAATTCCGTCGCGCCGATCAATGATGCGGTGTGCTCGGCGGCAGCGACGGTCGATCTGCAGGACTTGCAAGCGTTCAACAACACACTGTTCCCGGCAGTGACGGCCATCGTTGCCGCGGTCCCCGCGATCCCGAATCAGCCCGCCATCCTTCTCGCACTCCAGCTCGCACAGCCGATCCTGAATCAGGTCGTGGCGGATGCGATCGCGGCGTCGAAGGCTTCGGCACCTGTCGCGGCGAGCCAGTAACATGACGCCGCGCGATTTTGCGCTGCTGGCCCAAGAAGCGTATTCAGCCAAGCCCGACATTGGCGACGCCGATAGCGCTTCAAGGGCCATCGTGCGGCATACCGCTGCTGGGCTGGTCGTCGCTTTTCCGGGCACGGACAATTGGGATTGCTGGGGCGCCGATCTCGACGTCCTGCCTGTTTCGGTTCCGGGTGCTGGCAAATTTCACGGCGGATTCTGGCGTGCCTGGCAGGCCATCTCCGTTCCTGTGCTAGCGGCAATCAATGGGCAGCCCGTAACGCTTGTCGGCCATTCTCTTGGGGCCGCGATTGCGATTGCCGCTACCGTGGAGATGACGGTTTCGGGCAACCATCCGGTGGCCGTCTATGGCTTCGAGCCGCCGCGCGTGAGTCCAGAAATCGGCGTGAGAACGTTGCTGTCGAAGGTGCCAGTGCGTCTCTACAAGAACGGCAATGACATCGTGCCCGACGTTCCGCTTGGCTGGTATCACGCGGCGTTGCTGACGCACATCGGCACGCCAGATTTGCCGCTCGGGAACATACGGGATCATGCTATTGCGAAGGTTATCGACGCGCTGACATAAAAACAGCCCACAGCTTGTGTTTTGCTTTTACAGGTTGTGGGCTGTGTCTACCAGTGATTCCGCACGGCGTCGCGCACCGAGGTATCTGGCTTGTATTCTTCTGGTGCGCGCGTTGCGCCGAACGCTGGCCCCTTCCATTCATGGGCCAGGATCTCGAGCGGAACGGCTGGCATCAGCCATGCACCGGCGCGGCCATTCTCGAAGCTCACGCTCTGGACTAGATATTGCAGGCCATCGATCTCGACCGGCGTCGATTGCTCAAGCCAAAGTCGGTATTTTCCGAAGTCTGCCATGCCGATGTTGACGGGCTTTCCAGATCCACAAAGCCAGTCGAGTTTGACGATGAGGCGCTCCCGATAAGTCTGGTCATCTTCGACACCTTGGCGCGGCAGGTTGACTTCGTTTAGTTCGCCAATGCCGTCCAGTTCATAGCCGATCGCGGTCATCGCAGAATACCGCGCACCGCCGAATCGTAGTTCCATTCCCCTCCTCCCGCGCCCTTGAGCGCACATCAATCAGCCCGCTTCGTGCGGCGTGTCACCAAAACCTCACCTTCAGCACGTTTCCACTTGGGTCTATCTTTCGTCCGATCACATCAAAAGTCAGTCCGAAGTGGTCGGCATACGTTTTTAATAGGCTCAAGCTCTCGTCAATAGGGCGCGCATGCTTGAAATACGCCACCCATTGATCGCCCGTTTCGCCGACCTCGAATGGTATCTGTCGGAACGCGTTGTAGACGCAGCCCATCTCTAGCATCGCCCCTCCTATAGCCTGCCACTCGGCAGCGCGTCTATTTTCTCCCAAATCCCAATGCTTCCGGCCTGCTATACCCCGGATTCTTCACCTTGATCCAGTGATGCGTCCTGCCGCGCTGGTAGGGTGAATCCTTGCGCTTGCACAACATCCCTTCGAAGTCGTTGAGCAACACCTGCTCGAAAACGAGCTCGCCCACGGTCTCGATGTCGGTCACATAGACCAGCGTCGGCGTATCTCCGAATGCATCGCGTAGCCGCTCTTTCCGCTTGACTAGCGCGAGCCCGCGCATGTCTTCCTTGCCATCCATGAGCATATCGAAGACGTAGAGCCGCGCCGGACACTTCCTGACGGCTGCCGGAATGCTTCGCGGTGAGATGGTTCTGGCCCGTTGCTGGAGACTGGCGAACTCAGCCGGGCCGCGTGCGCTACCGATTGCGAGCTCACTGTCCCACACGAAATCACCCGGCACCGCTGCGACTGCCTCAACAACATCAGGAAACGACGCGTTGAACGGCTTGCCCTCGCGGCTGATCAGATCGACCTGGCCGCCCTGCTTCCGGACGAGGCAGCGGAACCCATCGTACTTCCATTCGTAAACCCAGTCGCGGCTGGAGAACGGGCGCTTTTGCAGCGTCGCCACCATCAAATCCGACGCTTCAATCACGGGCGCTCAGGAATGCCAGTTTCGCCCAGGCGAACGCCTCGGCACCGATCTCGGGGCTGCAACCCGTATAGGCGCAGAAATGCTCGAAGTCATCGAGCGCCGTGTGGCCCGCCGCGTTCGGCTTGAGCGGGACTTCCAGCACGACCTCAAGAATGGCCTCAGGGTTTCCATATTCGAACATGGCTCACCTCCCTCTGAACTGCGGCGGCACGTACGCCTCGCGCCTCATCACCGGCTTACCCTCGTCGTCCGACCATTCCGCTCGCGGCAACGCCTTCATCCAGTGATCGTTCGGTTCGTCGATGCCCTTTCGTTCGCAGTATCGGCGCATCAGAACGACGGCGTAATACTCGGCGTCCGGCTGTGACAGCCCGGCCTCATACTGCAGGATCGCGGCGCGTTCGGCGTAGAACTCAAGAGGATCGGACATGGCGTGTACTGGATAAAAAACCAGTATAACGCTTGCATGCGGCGTGCCACGCTCTGGAAGGCGATTTGCCAGCTTTTTGCCAGTATTGGAGACGGGAGCCAAGCCCAGCAATGAACAGAGCGGGTTCGAGTCCCGCCATAGGCACCAAAAAATCCTTTACAATCAACGACGTGATTTTAAAAGGTGGCGAAAATCTAGCCTGTTTTTGCCTGTTTACCGGTCTTTTTGCCAGCAAATTTGCCAGCATTTTCAGGGGCAAACAATTCCACTGCACGACTGCCTGCCTGCGGGTCCGAGTTCGGAATCCAGCGACCGTAATTGCGCCTGATCGACGTCGTATCAGAGTGCCCCATCTGGCTAGCCACCCATATCTCACGCTCTCCAGCCGATAACATCATCGATGCGTATGTGTGCCTCGTTTGATAGGGGTTCCGGTATCGAACCTTGGCATGCTTCAGCGTAGTCTTCCAGGCATCCCAGATCTGGTGATCGTGCCGCCACGGTCCGCCTTCCCTGCCTCGCCATGACGGCCGGTTGAATATCTCCTCGCCAGCAACGAACGTGTATTCCTTCTGCGCCATGAGCGCGGCCATTGCGGGCGCAAGCAGTTTCACGTCTCGCCTGCCAGATAGCGTCTTCGTGTCTTCGGCAACGCCCTTGGCTGCCCGCGTGATCGCCTTGCGGACTTGTACCGTCTCGCGTAGCCAGTCCACGTCGGACCACTTCAGGGCGATGACCTCGCTCGTCCGCAGGCCGGTCCACATCAGAAACTGCCATAGATTGGCTATCTGCGGATGACGGGCGGCAGCAATCACGGCGGCTTGTTCCGCAGCATCTAGCGGGTCGGCGTGGTCGGCATCGCGCGGCGGCTCGTTCCGGGTGAACGTGAACCCGGCCAGCGGATTTGCTTCGAGGATTTCATCGTCGACAGCATCCTGAAGCGCCGACCGAAGGCAACTCTGGATGTTCGATAGACGCTTGTTCGTGATCTTCTTCTCGCGACCGTCATCTATCTTGGCAAGCCACGTTTTCAGCACGGGCCGCGTGAGTTCCGGAAGTGGAAGCCTTCCGAACTTCGGGATGATGATGTTGAAGATGATGCCGCGGTAGTCGCGCGCGGTGCTGGCTGCGACCTGCGTCTTCTTGACATCTAGCCAGCCTTCAAGGTATTCCGCCACCGTCGATGCGCCGCTTTTCGTGGCGAAGCGCTCGATGTTTTTGGAGTTTGGGAATGACTGGGCGTAGTCGAAACTTCCGTCTTCGATAGCGAACAGGATTCGCTGACGGAATTTGATCAGGTCGCGAGTGTTGGCAGGCGTGGGCTTTGCCTTGACCCGCTCCCGGCATCGCTGCCCTTTGTACGAGAAGGTGATTTCGTAGCTGGAGTCCGAGATGATGGCGACTCCGGTCCCTTTTCTACCCATTGTTCGTAAGCCTCTATATCCATCAGGATCGTCTTTGATCCGGGCGCGTATCGCCATACCGTGCCCTCCAGCCACACGCCCTTACACTTCTTCGTGTAGACGGCGGCTGGAGTCATGCCGGTAAGCTCGCAGAATTTGGAGATTGTCACAAAGCGTACCATGACGCCTCCGACGTGCTTCTGTCCTTCACCTCACTCATGTTCTTTCTCCCATAATCTGCACGCCGGCGACCGAAACAGAATGTCGCTGCCCGGCCCACCCGTCCAGTGATCCCGCATGAGGCCGCACTTGCGATAAGTGTTCGCCGTGTTGGCGCTCCGCCTGACGCTATGCTGGCAACTCTTGCACGTCTCTCCAGCCGGTCCAGTTCCCGGCGGCGCTGCATACCCGTTCGGCCTCGTAGGCTTGCGTACCGCCTTCGACTCGCTTATCTCGATCACGACCGTCTCGCCCCAAAGGTCGATAACCTCTCGTCGTTCCATGTCAAATTCCCTCGCGGTCACCCGCAAAATCCGTTGTAACGCTGCTTCCATCAATCCTCGTATCGCTTGTATCGTTTCGCAGTCGGCACGCGCCCGCGTATCACTGGCCGATCCTTGCGGCAGTAGTAGACGCCACCGTGCTCGAAAAACGCGATGAAGTCGGCGCAGAACGCGTTGTACTTCGCGTACCGGATCGGCGAAAGCTTCTCGCTGTAGACCGGGCCCATGCTGCCGACACCGGGAACGCGGTCCATCGACTTAAGTTGGGCGAGCGAAATTCCGAGTGCCTTGCAAAGGCGAGTGCCAGCAACGAAGCGATGCTTGAACCGCAGGTAGCGGTAGAGTTGTCGGTCTGACGTCATCCCTTCTCTCCTTCAAGCTCCAACGCCTCGATAGCTTCTAGTGCCCAGCGGAGCGCCGCACCAGTGCGAGGACCATACGTCCCGTTGTCGATGCACCAGCGCAGTTCCGACTTCACTTCCGGAAGGTCCGATGCTGCGTACAGATCCTTCGTGCAAGCCATATATCCACCGTCCGGCATGATGTGATTCCCTCGCTCTGAGAGCGGCGCTTTGACGCGGCAGCCGTCGCATTGATTGATGTCGGTCATCGCCCACCCTTAGCTACGTTTTGCATCTTGCTGTTGAGGGGCCAGCTCGGCACGTCCGGATTCTCTGACAGGCCGCGCCACGGCCAGTAACGAACCAGCGGGATCGGAGTCGGCGCGTAGCTTTTGTCATGCCACCAGCGAAATCCATCCCATATCACCGGGAAAATCACGTCGGTTGACGTGTTGATCATTTCGTAGCCGCCCTGTCGAACCGGATCGACATACGACGGATACCATTCAGTCTTTTGCATCACGACCCCACATCGATTGCAAACACCCGCACAGGCTCAGGCCCGAAGTGCGGATTCAGGATGGTTCGTTCGATATAGCCACGCCACGGCTTGAGAATGCGGCGCTCCCAGTCATCGGCTTTCGGGTAGCCCTTGGTGAGCACGATCCGTCCGTAGTGACGACCAACGAGGCGCTTGGTCCAGTACTGGTTGACCAGCCGGTATTCCTCGACCTTCTCGCCGCTACGGATAGCGTCGAAGTATTCGGATTTGAGAGGTAGGAATAGGGTGGGTAGGGTCATCGCATCCTCATGATCTTGATTGCTGCGCGGACCTTGGCCATGTCCGTCGCCTTCTTGTGCCGGCAGTGGCCACGCTCTGCCCACAAACTTCCGCGCTTCGAGAAGAACACGAGCGACACACGGCGACGTGCGTAGTGGCGACGCTTGCGCATCAGGGTCAAACGGAGTCTAAGATTCATGATGCTTGTTCCGTGAACATATCGATCGTGCGCGTATCCCGCTCAACCACTGGCTCGATCGGTCCGATGAACCTCGCGTGATCGGCCCAGTCTTTGGCCAGTTCTTCGGCGTGAGATTTGGGCGCAAACGGCCAGGTGCAGACAACCGCCTCGATGGTCGGCGCGGCCGGACCGCTCTTCTGAGAAACCTCCGCAAAGAACGCATTCAACTTCTCCGCGAGGACTTCCGCCTCTCGCTTGCCCGGAGTCGCGATAATGTCGTCCGGGCCTAGGATGTGGACTGCGTAGAGGGTCATGGTTGCTCCTTTTCTACGAGAGCGCGTATGCTGGCGGCTTCGACTCGATATATGCGCGCCATCGTGTCCGCAGTGTGGTTCCCGCACGCAGCTAACTCATCGGCGCGTGCGTCCATGAATGCGCCGGCATCGTCCAGCGCAGCGCGGCGGGATGCTTGCCAGACTGCCCAATGAGCATTCACGTCGTCGCTGTCGTATGGCTTCTCAAAGGATGATTCGGGCTGCTCCGCTAGCTGGCACATCGCAGCCTCAAACTGTTCACGTTCACTCATGATTGCTCCGATCCGCGATCAGCGAGAAGCGCGATGTACTCATCGGCCAGCCTTTCCGATTCATCCCGGCTGAATGCTTGCAAATAGTAGTAACGGATGATTTCTCGCAGACTGGGTTCGGGCGTGTCTAATGCGGTGTGCTGAGGATGGACATCAAAGTCCACCAACGTTCCGGGCACGCTGCCGGGCTGCAAGCAGTTGCACGGCTCAGATATGCTTTCGCCCCACGGATGAAACCCGCCAGAATCGCGCATACCGGTGCCTTTGCACTCGGTCAGCGCATCGACGGCTGGCTTGGACAGCGCGCGATTGATCTCCAGCACAAGCGACGACCAGCCACGTTCAAGCTCCTTATCGTCGGCAATGCCTAGCGCCTCGAAACAACGTTCAAAGCCTGCCTGCTGCCTTTCAAGTACTTCGTTCACCAGTTGCGCATCCAGTGCGGCAATCAGTTCATCGACGTTGACAGGCTCATGTACCCCATCACCGAGCCAGATGCTATTTCCATGCCGGGTAGTTTTGAATCGCTTGAGTCGTTCAAGCAAGTTTGTCGCCCCCTCTGTCGGCGCATCGACGGCTGGCGCTTCCGGCGAGGGGGCGGATAGTGCGGCGCTTCGCGCTACGGCTCGGCATAGCGCGACGGCTTCTTGCAACGTGTCCCAATCAGCTTCGAACATTTGCGCGCTGCGAGCATCGTTACGAAGGCGGTCGGCAAATGACTGCAACAGCGGCACAAGCGACTTTGCATGTGTTGATACAGACTGCGGCATCCGCGCCCCCTCTGTCGGCGCAATGGCGTCAGTCGCTTTGGTCGAGGGCGCGGACAACTTGACAGCGCCTTTTCCGATGGCGTCCAGAACATCTTTCCCGACGTTGTTAGCACGCATCCAGTCGAAAGCGGATCGCGCTCGGTCGTTCAGTTCTTTGCCCGTTCGCCACGCTTCCACCAGGCGGATCAGATGCCAACGGATCATTGCAATGCGGACCGCGTGCTCCGATTCCGGCTCGCCTGCCGCCGCGTCGGATGCGCGGGCGGGAACAACTTCCCACTCGAACGCGGTCCATTCTTCTGCCATCGCATCAGGCAAATAGCCTTTGCTTTCGGCGCGGTCAAGCGCATCCATCAATCGGTCGAACCGGTCTTTCTCGACGCGAATGGTCAACACTCCCGCCTCCCGCTCTGCAATGGCCGCTGCGTCAGCGAGGGGGGTGGGAGTGGCGCGCACTTCAGCTTCGATCGCGCGGGCGAACTCATTGATCCAACTTGTTCCTGGCTTGCAATGGGCCACCCATAGGGCGTGGATTTGTTCGTCAGTCATGGTTATCCTCTTTTAATCAATCGATACCGTGTCGAACAATTCGAGCTGTTCGGAGCCGAAGGCTTCGCAGCTTTCGGAGCATCCACCGTCGATGTCTTCATCCTCACGAAGGACACGAAACCCTTCGGCTGACAGCCGCGCGGCGAATAGCTGATCAGTCGATCTCCCAAGCCGGAAGAACACTTTGGCTTCGCCTGTCTGACTCGGACCGGCGTGCGGGTAGGTGGCTTCCATCCGGCGAGGGAAGTCGTAAATCTCCGGGCAGTCGTCAATGTTCGCGAAGTGCTTGCGGTCGGACTTCTTCCAGCACCACTTGCAGTTGCCCAGGCGCTCGACCAGTTCGAGGTTGAACGACTGCTCAGACCACCAATCATTGATGTCCTGTTTATCTACCGGGTGCCAGTGCACGAGCGGGTATACTTCTTTCTTGATCCGCTTGGGCTCGTCGGCTCGGATACCTACCGCGCACCCAAACGAGCCACGTTTCCAACCAATGGAACTGGCGTAGGCATATATGGGGCGTAGCTTCAACTCGCGCGTGCAGTGCGGAAAGTTTCGGTTCGGGATGCCGTACTTACGGATCATCTGCTCGAAAGGCTCACCGGCGCGCGATGCCGTCTCAAACGTAACAACCCTGAACCCTGTGCCTTTGCGCTGTCCGTGCTGCACGTCCGCCTCGACCCAAACCAGATTCAGCCCGAACTCCTTGTCGCACTGATCGACAAATCGCAGCGTGTTCTCATGTTCCTCGCCGGTATTGGCGAAGATGAAAAGCATCTCGTACTGGTCGGCGTAGCAAGTCTTTAACAGTCGCGACATGTATGCCGATGTTCTACCACCGGAGAAACTGACCAGCAGCTTCGGTTTGTTGCTCATATTCCCTCGCCGGCTTAGCCGAACTGGTGGAAAAAGAACCGCCCCAAACCGGCAGCGGTTAAACACGCGACGCCGGGGAGGCGTCGTACTCTTTGGGGAGATAGCCGGATATCGGTCAGGCGGCTTGCGCCTTAATTTCACCGTGAATACGCTCGACCATCGGCCTGATGCGTTCGCCATATTCGACAACCCACTCGTCTGGTAGGCCCTGCTCCCGACCGTTGAAACCGCTTGCGATCATCGCAACCGCCGAGCCGATATCTCGCGGTCGCATGGCGTACGCTTCCGGCATGATCGGCTGGATCACAGCGCACTTGCCGTCCTTCACTCGAAAGGAAACAAGCGGCTTGGTATCGTCTTCGCAGCCCTCGCCGGACATCAGTGTTGCGGTCAAATCGAGATATTGGAAAGCGGCGGCGAGATCCACCCATTCCTGATGGATGTCTTCGGTGCTAGGCCACTTGCCCACGTTGTCCTGATACCAGATCATGCCATCCGGATGACACCAGCCATACGGGCCATAGATGAACGACGACGAGGCCCATGTGTTGTGAACGTACTCCGTGCTGATGTAGCCGATTTCCTCGCGCACCTTGTTGCTGACTTCATAGGGGATTCGCCAGCCAGCATCCGTACCCTTGTGCGCATCAAGAATTTGCTGATATCCCAGCGTCGTGCGCGCCCACTCATTCCAGCGATGGTTGTTGCCGCCGCTGTGCTCGTAGATGTCGGTCAAGAAACTATCGGTGCGCAGGATGATGTCTTTCGCCTGGTCGACCGTAACCGACTTGCCCCACACGTACATCTGCGGCCATTTCGGAAGGCCAACGTTCAGCAGTTCTTGTTCGCTCATTTTTGTCTCGGAAAAAGAGAGGGCAGCCGAAGCCGCCCTCGAAGCGCCGCACCGGGATCAGCGGTACGGTGTGGAGATAGCCCGGCGATTAATCCTTTCGGACACGGCCCGCCGGGAGTGCCTCAGGCTGCTTGTTTGCGGAGCAGTTCCTCATAAGCCGTCACGCGCTTTTCGAAGGCGAGGAGCTTTGCGACCATGTCGTCGATGAAATCGTCATCACGCATGACTCGCTTGTAGAACAGGTCTTTCCCGCAGTGTTCGAGCGCCGGCACGTATTGAATGAAGTCGCACCACTTCCGGTTGCTGATCCACATTCCAAGTTGCATCTGGTGCATATACTCGGAGACGTCATGCGTCGTCAGCATCTCCATGATTTTCACGCTGTCGACCGGGCACTTGATCTCGATCAGGCCGTCATCGCCAACCATGCCATCGGTCGAGTAGCCGAACAGGCGATCATCCGTGAGCATCACGCCCGACTCGCTGGCAAGGTTGCCGGTGCGCGCTTCGTATTCGAGCCGCGCCATCTTTTCGAGCTCGTGTCCGCGTTCAAGCGTCCACGCCTTGACGGGCTCGCCGTACGGCACGCCGCTGATGCGCTCGAACGCAAGGTCGTATGCATACTTGTCGGACGCAGCGGTCGGATCGCCGGGGTTCTTATCGCCCGACTTGCGCGTGAGTACCGAGATTGCGTCCGCTGCCCGCGATGCCGTAATCGCCGCACAGCGGGCCGATAACCATTCAGCGCTACCCTGCTTACATTCGATGAGGATCATTGCTGCGCTCCTTGTTCTGCTGCGATTTGGCGGGCGAATTCTTCGGAAAAGTCATCGTCTCCACCGGGCTCGCGGGCTTGCTGCACTGCTTGCGCGTTTGCCTTGAACGTCTTGCCGCGCGCCTCGACTGCTGCCTTGAAGGCGTTGTATGCGGGCATATCCTTCGCCGCCTTGATCTCCCGAACGCCATTCGTCCAGACTGCTTTCAGCTTCTCGGCATCGGTTGCCGCATTGACCTGGTCAACCCACTTCTGAGTCAGAGCCGGATCGGTCGCCGGTCCAATGTCGGCGAATTGCTCGCGAAGCGCTTCGTCGAGGTCTTCGAGGTCTTGCGCGAAAATGTCGGAGCAACCCAGCGCGGTCAGCGTCAGGTCGATCTGCGCGCGCTTCTTCGCCATCTTCAGGACCGTGTTTGACATGTCGGACGCTGGCACGCGGACTTGCTTCGTCTGCTGAACCTTGTTTTGCCACTTGCCCCACTTGATGCGGCGATCATTCTCGTCCGCAGCGTCGTATTCCTCGTCACAGACGGCGCGGCGCCATGCGTACTTGTCTTCGCCGGTCGAACACTCGCCTACGCCGAAACCGACTTCATGGCCGGTTCCTATGTGACGGCCAACGCATTTCACGCGGTAGCGGATCTCGCGAACTCGACCGCGGTCATCGCGGCTGGTGAATTCTTCGACGATCGGTTCCACAGCGATGCGGAACGTTGACAGAAGCGCCTCGGAACCCGCCTTGTACAGGCTCGGTTGCTTGCAGCCAGGGATGATTCCGTAGTGCGTGTTTTCCTTCATGACCGACTGCATCACCGTCTGGATGGTGCGGGCCGTCTGCAGGGTGTCTTGTACCGACACCGGAGCCGCGTGCTGACGCGGCATTTCGATGATTTCATTCACGCTGCCTTCTCCGTTTCGATGACATCAGGAAATTCGATCCACGCGATCTTCCCGATCCAGTTGCATGCGGTCTGGTACGTCACGCCGTAGTGATTGGCGACCAGATTGATGATTTCGCTGTCGCCTGGACCGTTTTGAATGAACTCAACCCGCTCACGGCGCTTCTGCTCCGCAATCGCTGCATCCTGTTCGGCACGGATTCGATCGGCTTCGGCGCGTGCTGCCGCTTCCGCCTCCTCGCGTTTGGCGCGTGCCTCAGCCTCGATTGCCGCCTGACGCTCGCGCTCGATGCGCTCCTGTTCGGCCTTGGCTGCGGCCAGTTCCGCCTGTTGGCGGGCGATCTCGGCGCGTTCGGCGGCCAGCTTCGCCTGTTCGGCCTCACGCTCTTTGCGCAATTCGGCTTCGTGAGCCTCGCGCTCGGCACGCAGGCGGGCTTCCTCACGTTCGCGGGCCTCACGGGCCAGGCGTTCATCAAGCGCCCTTGCCTCGGCAATCTGGCGCTCACGTTCGGCGGCTTCACGGCGAAGGCGCTCAAGTTCCGCGCGCTCCTCGGCGAGTCGCTCCTGTTCCTTTTCGTGCGCCACCTGCGCCGTCAGCATTTCGCCCAGCTTGGCGACGGTCGCAATCTTTGCCATTTCCGCTTCGCCCGCGAACTCGGCGAACGACCCCAGCGTGATCTCAACTGCCTCCAGCCCCTCAATCGCCGTCGCGATAGTTGCCGACCGCTTGCCGACCAGCATGGCCGGGATAGCCTGCATTTCAGCGATGCGCTTGCGGATGCCATCGACTCGTGCTTTCTCGGCGGCGGCCTTGGCGGCTTTCTCGCGCTCACGCTCGGCATCGAACTCATCCCTGAGAACCTGCAGGCGTGCTTCCTCTGCCGTCGTGATGGCCGTGAGCCGCTTCACTTCATCGATCACGGCTTTCTGGAACGCGTTCGCATCCTCGCGCGCGTCCTTGCCGGCCTTCTCGATGGCGACGCGGGCATTCTTCAGTTCCATGTAGCCGGCATGCACCTGATCACGTCCAGCCACGTTGGCAATCTTGGTGATGTCGCTGTATTTCTTCGCCAGCGTGATCAGGTGCTTTTCATGCTCGGCTGCGCCCAGCGCGACGGCTGCTCGCTCAGGGACCGTTAGTTCTTTAGATTCGCTCAAGTTATTCTCCTTATAGGCCCGCAGCGCTCAGCGCTGCCTCTGCCCGTTCTGCGACGATGTACGCCCATACGATGGGCTCCCACGTCTTGAGGGGCGCTGTGTGATCGCCGAGTCGCTGTCCGCAGCACCAGACGCTTGCCGCGTGCACGTCGATCTCTTCCGGGCTGCCGGGGCAATCACGCGTCGGCGCTTCGTATGGCGTGTAGTCGAAACTGATGCGCAGTTCGGCGTCGGTCACGAAGCCGTGTTCGTCAGTCAATTCGGTCGGGTGAAAGATCGTCGGCATGTCAGGCAACCTTGACGTATGTGAAGCTGGATGCGATCTTCGCGGGAATGTGCTGCGTGCCGATCGCCATCGGCGTCAGCCCGCGTCGTGCGTTGCGCTCCTTCTTCTCGGCCAGTTGCGCGTCATTCATCGCTGCGAGGTGGCGCAGTTGCGCTTCCATCTTTTCGGCTTGCGTGAGGCGCACTGTTGTTGTGACCGTGCGCAGGTCAACTCCGATGAGGTTCATGTCAGGCTCCCAGCTTGCGTAATCAGTTCGTAGATGGAAAAGACCAGAAGCACTCCGGCAACCAGTCCTTCGCGCATGCTCTGGCGACGCTCTTTCGCGTCTTGCTCTGCCATAGCTGCTGCAGCGTCGGCTTCGTACATGCGGTATGCCTCGTCGGAGATGCAGACCGTCACGCCGTCTTCTGCGTAGTAAGTGGCGCTCATGCTTCCCTCGCTTTGAGCATTGCGTCGGCGAGCCGATATGCGGCTCGAGCCATAAGATCTCCCGGCTGATCGTCTGCGAGTGGCGCTGCCATATAGGCAGTGGTGGATTGCACGCCCTCGCTGATCGGCTCTGCAAGCAAACCCATAAGCGCCTTCGCCGCGAAGTAGTCTCGGGCAGTCAATCCGAGATTGATGTACGGTGTCTGATTCAGATCGCCGCACCACGGAAAGGCGCCG